GACAGTCCGGACATTATTGACTGATTCCTGTAATTCATTGCTTGAGTCCTGATTGATTCTGCGCGTCGAACATTGTTGGCGCTCATTGTGAGCCTGTCGATTTCTTTGACCAAGTCCATACTGCCAATGACTTCTTTGGCAGATCCAACGCCACCCTGAATGCCCCTTGCAGCCATTGAGGCGACCGCTGAAGACCTTTGTTGACCGGCAGCCATTGTGTACTGCCCAATCTGCTTCTCGCCAGCCAAGAGGCTCTGCTGGGCGCTGAACTCGGCGCTCTTGGCGTTGATGGCAGACATCTGCGACTGGAACCGTTCGTTCTGAGCCTGAACCTTCAGTTGGTTCTGCGCGCTTTGTGCTTGGTAGAAAGTTCCAATGGCGCTGTTTGCCGCGCCAAAGATCGCCATGATTCCGCCAGCCACCTGAAACGCTCCAGCGGCATCCATGCCAGACGATGGAATTGCCGCACCGCTAGGATCAAATTGAGTAAACCCAGTTGATGGACCATTATAAAAACGGTTGTCCAACTGAGATGTGGCGTAAGGATCTGTGTACATGTTTATGCTCCTACCACCGCTTCAATGGTTACCCCAACTACCGTCAACGGAAGTGGATCAGCCTGACGAATGTAGATCTGACCGCTTTGCGACCATGTCGGCGTGATGTTTACGCTGATCTCGTCGGATCGCAACGATGGCGGCGAACCATACGGTTCGTTCGTTCTCATCTTTGCCTCGGTCAACTTGTCTACGTTAGGTCCAACAAACAGACCGCTTGACTGGAACACTCGAACCCAAGCCTGATTGATGTTCTTGACTCGACCCTGACCAAAGGCGTCAATATTCATTGACAACGGCAATGTTTGCAAATCGCTGAAATATTGCAATCCAACATGTATCTTGACTGCCGCTCGTTCAATTGTAAATGACCCACTCACAATAACTTCGCTCGGTATTACAGCTCCGTCGGCCAAGATGGAAACGGTCTTACCCTCCAAGTGCGTAAACCCGGACAAAGTATTACGAGCAAACCCATAACCTGTTGTAGCGATATTTCTAAACCCTACCGCTAGAACCTTGTCAGGTCGAGCTTGGACTACGGTTGCCGATGTGCATCCTTCGATTGTCAGCCGGTATTTTGTTCCGTCAGTTGCTGTGAAAACAAATGCGTCGCCAATATCTGTTAGAGCTGGATACGCGAAGATTGAAGTCGATGCCGTTATTGTCAGTAATTCTGTTGGTCCCCAAAGAGTCCCGCCAGACACGGTAATCGTTGTACCAGTTGTGTTGTTCCCGTCATAAGTCAATCCTGAATCCACAAAGAAACAATCTTCAAGAGAATTAAATGCATTCGATGCCATGCGCTCTACATATCGAACTGAGTTGCCATTAACCGTTCGCTTGACAACAACGTACACATGGTCTTCCGTTCCTTCCGCAACGCTGGCGCAACTTTCAAATAGACCATCGGTGTCGTGCTGATGCCAAGCGCCAATTTGTTGTTCGGGAACATAAGTCAATCCCAATAACAGCCCAGTCGATGAAACAAACCAAATAATTGGTTGCGGTGACTTGCTGTAGCACATGTCGGAAATTTCATGGTTGTCAAACAGGTGAGCCGCTCGAAGCGACAAATCGCCTGTGATATAACCATTAGACTGCCATGAATATCCCAGCTCTCTTACATGACCGCCGCGCGCCGCGCAATAGACCATACTGTTGTTGACAATTGATGGTTGAACATTGTTTGAGCCAATGTAAGACTGTGGGGAAACAGAAATTGTGGTTGGTGTAATTGCATCAGAATTAACGCTTGTTACTCTCCATTCAGCCGATCCAGTTAACAGCAACAATTGCGTTAATGGAACAACATGCCTAATGGTGTTTGCTTCACGCGCAGCAACTTGAAATTCAATTCTGTCTTCGTCTTTAATCGGAAGCCCGTAACTAAAATTTGATTCAGTCCCAGACTTTGTCATCCAAATTTTTTGTGGATAGTTTGTTGTGCCAGCAAACACACGGCGCTGTTGGTAATAACTTACTGCGCCGGGATAATTTCCAGAACTTACAAAATCGTTATTGTAAATTGGTGGAGTCTGTCCAAGGTCCGGCGCAATGTTGTCATCAATAATGCTTGTACCGCTTGTGCTTCCAATGTATCCATACAATCCGCCTTGCAATTTGTATACGTTGTATCTTGTCGCCCCTGCTGATGCAGTCCAGCTAATTGTGTTGCGCGCGCCTGTAACAAATATATTTTGATTTGCAGATGTGACAATTGTGGACGCAGCGGATTCATCAACTAATTCAGTTCCAATTGCAGTCACTACATAAAGCATTGGAGTCCTTGTGTCAAGGGCTGATCCTGCTGGAGTAACAACGGCAACGGCTAACCCTGTTGGTGCGGAGACAGTTGAAGTAAACGATATAGGAACTAAAGTCCATTGTGTTGCACCAAGTCGTCGCAATTCACGCGGCGGGTAATTTGGATGAACAAGTGTTACTACATCCGACGATTGAACATAATGAATGTCAAACAAATCCGCTTCCAAATATGGGCTGGGGATTTCGTATGCATTGCTTGGTATTGGATACCAATAAAAGAAAGTAGGCGGCTGATTGTTATACGATGTAACAATGCAGTAATAATTTACACCGCCGTAACTTACAAGATCGCCCAAATAATAAATTTTGCTTGTGGTAATTGTTCCAGCACCAGCGGTTGTAATGTCGATTGCCGCGCCACCAGCAGTCAAAGAAAATTGAAATGTGTTTGTGGTTGCGCCAACAACATAATAAGTTGTATTTGCCAACAAACCAGTTGGAATTGTTGTGCCAGAAATTCCGATTGGCGTTCCGTTTACATAACCGTGCGCGTTGCTTGTCACGGTATTTGTGCTAATATCAACAGCCGTTATTGTCTTTGCTGCGCTCCACGCGCTTGGAGTTCCCACAAGCAGCGTCGATCCTTGCGTGTGAAATCGAATGTAGCCCTGACCAAATTCAAGAACCATTGTCTGTGTGGTGCTGTATGTAAATGGAATGAGTCGTGTCTTCTTGGTGCTGTCTTTGACTTCACGAACAAACTTTGTTCCGGGTCTGTTTACGGCAGGGCCTTGTGGCAAAGCAATAAAGTTCCGCATCTTGGCTGCGCCAGTCTGAAACTTCTGATCGTCAATACGGCCAAACATTTCTGGCGACAATTCGCCACCGGCAAATGAACGATTAAATGTTTTGGTCGTTGGCATTAGCGTCCGCTTGTCCACGAAACAACATGCTCAACTTTGATGTTCCTTTGATTTGAATCGGATTGCCTTGCCGCTTGCAAGTATCCAGACATCATTTGAATGCAACGCTTTGCTTCCGCAGCTCCTACTTCTCCCTTCATAACTGGTCCCGCAAGCATGCTTGCAAGGTGCCAACTTAAAGACAGAACAAACAGCGCGTCGAACTTTGTTGGATCTGTGACTAAAGCCTGATACCGAAGTACGGCACTTTCTTGATTCGTGTAAATGACTTTGTTGCCAAGAATGTCAACCTCAATCGAATAAGGTTGAGGCGTGTACTGCCCAGCTGCAACAACTGGTGGGAAGAATGGCGTGTCGGTTGGAACGAAACGAGCTGAGTAATCATCACCGGCATCTGAAGCAAGAATTGAAACTGCAACGGACATATCCGAAGGAGCAGCGTATGCATACAGCCATTCGGTAAATGGGTTCGTAACTTGAGCTAACGAAATGCGCTTTGAGGCAAAGTTCCAATTATGCATTTGGAGCATCGTGTCTCTTGCAATTGCATAGAAACGCTTGCAATGCTCAGACTGTGCGGAACCTTCAGGAGGATCAATGCTCGAAACAGTTGCGTCGTCACCGATATGAGCCAACGCAAGGTTACAAATATCCACAATGCTAGCCATCGAACCTCCTTATGAAAACGAGGGGAGTCGTGATTTCTCATCGACTCCCCTCGCTCGTATGAATCTTTACAAACGAGATTAGTCAGCCTGAGAAGAAGCAGCCTTGTCTTTTCGATTCCACTTTCGCTTTTCAGCTGGAGTTTCGTCTGATTTTACATCGGCTTCTTGAAAATCTGTTCCGTCAATAATATCGACGCACGGATTCTTTGGACCGTTGTATTCAAATTCATCTCCTTCTCTGCGAAGTGTGTTGTCAATGTAACAAGTGATATTTGCTTTTACCTTCATTAAATCTCCTTAAATTAAGTCACCAAGAACCCGGACGAATAGTACTTCTTTGGATCCGAAATATTCAAAACGATATCGGTTGTAACAGTACCAGCAGACATTGTTCCAGTTACATCGTAGAAAGCACCAATGTAACGCAGTCCTGTGCTTGCAAATTGTGGGTTAATGCGAACAAAGAATTGCGCTCCAGCCGAGAGACTGGAAAGTCCAATTGCACCTGATGTGCCAAGTGTTGTATCACCAGTCACAATAGTTGCGTCAGTAGAACCCTTTACAATGAATTCAATAGATGTTCCACCAGCAAAAGCGGTGATCACGGTGACCACCATATACAAATCTGTGCCTTCGCCAATATCTCGCGCTTGCGAAAGATCAATAACATCAGTCGCCGCCAAATCTGTTCCAAGGATTGCTTGGGCTTCTGAAAGTCTTAGAAATTTATCAGTAATCATTTTGTGTTTTTTCCTTTTGTGAAATTTGAATTATGAGACAACGGCTTCTGTGGTAAGCAAACGATCAACCTTGCGAAGTGGAACTCCCAAGAATGACAACCAGCTGTATGGCTGACCGTATTGGGACAATCCATCGTTAACCTTTAGAACATTCTGACTTCGGTCCATTGCTTGGACAGTAAGACCAGAATGAACTGATCGGTTCATATAGAAGGCACATCGACCCATTGACATGTTTGGAATGCGATACAAAGAACGAGCCATCAATTTAATGATGTTCGTTCCAACTGCTGTCGTTTGCGTATTAGTCCCAGCAAGAAGATGAGTAACGTTAATGTTGCAAATGCGAACAACATATCGCCAATCCTTGACAACAAGGCCGTTCTTCCATTGGTAACGAGTCGAATACGCTTGCATTCGCGTGTCGCTGCTAAACACGGTTTGCTCTCCAAGATCCTCGTGAATCAAACCAGCCTTTGAACCCTTTGGGAATGGGCAATACACGGTATTGTCTCCCCAACAAACCAAATACACACTTGCGTTTACGGCGGCATCTGCCCCGCCAGCTGTAATAACATTCTGACCAATTGTGCCTGTCAAAGTTGAGTATCGACCAGCCAATCCAAGGAAAGACTTTGGTTCGGTGGCTGGGTTGCCATAGAACATTGTTTCGGCCTGTGTTTGATTCATTGCTTCCAAGAATGCGGTGTCTTCCGACAAACGGAATTGAGCCGTATTTCCATTAAGCATTGCAAGATCCTTGTCCACTTCCGAACGCGCTTCGAGCATTCCACATGCTTCGTCAACTTGTGCGGTCGTTGACTTGCTATTTGGAATACCTTGGTTCAATGCTCTCCAGTACACGGTTGGCAATCCTGTTCGGATTACAACGCGTTCGCCGGTCGGCAAATTGCCTTCCTTAAAAACTGCGTCCTGAAGAATTTCATTTGTTTGCGAGAGGAGCTCGGCCACAATTGGAATAGATCCGTTTGGATCGGTTCGTTTCGCCCAATCGGCGAGAGTTAAATTTGATACTGGAAGTAATGGCATAAAAAGATTTCCTTAAAATTAAGATTTTTGATTTGAATAAAGAACTGACGCTTGTGACGCAAAGTCTTGTGGTTGTCCCCTTGAACTAGAGCCACTTGACGGACCGACGTAACCATCTTCACTAATTGATTTTCCCGCTCTATAGAAAAACCTGATAATTTCAGGGTGATCTCCTAGACCAGATTGATTTAATACGGTTCGCAGTTCAGGTGTCCCAAATGTGTCCAACGCCTTCTTGGCAACCGACATGTTCTTGTCGAGTGAATCTCCACCGAATTCCTTATCAATTCGTGATGAATCAACCCATCCCTTTCGGATTGTGTCGATTTGAGCCATTTGCCTTTCAGCGATCTTTGGACCTAGTGTGTCTAACATCTTCTGCGCGGAAGATTGACTCAAGTTCAATTCACGGGCGACTTCCGAATATGTTGCAATAATTTCGTTGTCGAAATTCTTGCCTTCCGGGGCTTTAAATTCATACTTTTCTGGTGCGCCAACCGCTTCGGTCTTTGGAGCATCCTTACTGTCGTCCTCTGTATTGCCAGTCTCAACTGCGTTTGCAGCTTGCTGGTCTTGAGTCACAACCGCATTCAATACATCTCCTGTTGGAGATCCAGTCGATGCAACAGCAGCGTTATTGGTTGGTGCTGGTGTTGTCATCAATGATTCTGTTTGTGTCATTTTGTTCCTTTAGCATTACCTGATACAAGTCTGAGCAAGTCTGGTGAATCATCGAAATCATTCTTAGTCCGCTGTTTCTGTTTCCTTCATTAAATGCCATCTGCATTGAATTTTGACTGAAACTAAGCCTAAAAACTCCTGCCTGATCCAACATCCTCCATACGATCCTTCGACCTTTCTTGTTACTCATTAGCCATTTCAGGTCCGATTCCTCATTTTGCCTATTTAGTTTTTCTCGAAGGTCTTTATTTTCCTTCGTTTGCTCTTGACCTCGAATGTCAAGCGGATCGTAATTGCTCACTTTTAAAATTTAATCATTGTCTGTAGTGCATGGGTACCGTCAATACAACGCAACAAAGTTTGCAGCAGCCGTTGTTCCTGTACTCAATACCTTTGTGCATCGAATAGGCAGAATCATTGTTGTCGCTCCATGCCAATTAAATGTGCAGTTGTCACCGTTTGACATTGTTACAACGACAGCGCCAGCGGCACTATGAGTAAAAAACAAACCCTTTGTCAACGGAAGAACGGTTGTATCGCTGATCGTTACAACGGCTGCATAATCAAATGAATTCGGTGTGCTTTGAAGTGATAATGATGCTGGGATTGCCATTGTTACTCCTTAAACTTGACTTGGTGAAGGGTTTGAATAACCACTAAATTGATTCATTACATCCATTAACGCATTCTGTTCGCCGCTTCCTGTTGGCGACTGTGCCAAATTCTTTGCGGTTGCGGATTGCTGTTCCATCATTGCGGCCTGTTCCTTTGCAGCCATCGCCTTGTTCCGAGCGTCTCGAATCATTGCGACTTGTTTGCCAGCGACGATCAGGTTTGGATCTACGCCAAGCATGTCGGAATATGAATCGGCCCAAACATCCGAATCAAACTTGTCCAACACGTCCGGCTTCATTTGAGCAATTGCGCCAAGGTTGCCAACAAAGCGATCAACGCTATTTGTCCCAATCGCTCGTTGAGCCTGTGCCAACATCGAGACAAATTCGACGTTCAAGTCCATTCCCTGCAACTCTGGCGGGGCAGGAGGAACTAAATTAGCCTCAACCATTCGAGAAAAGGTAATATCAATGAGCGGGTCAAGAAGTTCGTTGTGAAGGCGCTCGATGACTGGGCCAAGCATCAATAGCTTCTCCTCATGGCGTTCCGCAACTTCGGTTGCAGTCATGCGGGTGTCCGTAGCGTTTGCCAGCATCAGGAACAGGTCGGCGTAGAAGGCGCCGCGAACACGCTCACGAACATCTTGAATGTCGCCTAACAGATGCTGTAGGTTTAGGTTGACCTCGAACGCCGCCTTAATGCCCTGACCACCGCCATCAACAAACGAGATGCCGCCGGGAAGCGTTTCTACATCTCGATTCTTCATGCTTGTTGGAACTTGAAGCGGTGGCTTGGTTTGATAATCAATGACTTGAGCCTTGCGAAGTTGCTCATGCTGCAATTGCTTGACATCACCAAGCGCTTCCATTCCCGGCGAATTGCCGTAGATGTCCCCACCAGAAACAGACCACCTTGGAACAACTACTGGGAAATACTTGTATCCACCTTCTCGCAGGAACTTTCCGTTTTCGCCGCCAACTTCAAAGTAACAGCTGCGAAACGGCATGTTCTTTGAATCACGCTTTGAAGAATCTCTGTCTTCGCGAGGCTCGATTGCATGAACAATCGGTACCCATTGGTCTAAACTTCCTCGATCAAACAGATTCTGGACAGAATGAGAACAGTTCTTGTATCCGAATTCTTTAATTAACTCTGCAACCGTCTTCTCAAATTCTCGATACATAGTGCAAATTCGACCCTGATAGTTCTGTGCAATGCAGTATTCGCCAGTTGTAACTGGGTAATGGTGAATCACATTGTCAAAGTCCGGCAAGATAATCGATGCAGCGGTTCCGAAGGCACCAAGCTCTTCATACATTGAGTGGAGTGCGCGGTATGTGTTGGATTGCTGGAACACCAACTGCATTCGTTTAGTAACTTTGTCAAGCCACAACTTGACTGGTTCGTATGAATTGAGGTCTGGATCACCACTCCCAAGGCGAAACCATTGACGAGCCGGACTTGTTGCGCCAGCCATCATCCCTGCGCCTAGCGTCCGAAGTGCGCGAGTGCCTGTGTTGTCATAAATGTTGTTGTGTCGCCGATACCCACGGTCCCTGTCCTGCTGAAAATATCGACCGTTGCGAGGCAAGATGTAAGAAGTTATCTCCTGCCAATGGGCAATCCAACTCGCTCGTTCGGATCTTAATTGACCCAAACGAGTAAGCAGCTGCTCCCGCTTTGGAGCGCCTTTGTAAGATTGACCTTCGGATGAATACTGCATTAACTTCCAAGTAAAGATGACTTGCCAAGTGCAAGGGAATTCGGGTCAACGCCAGTCGGACCAGTCAACATAGTCCCGGCAGCACCGCCTTTAGAAGAATCTGCGGCTGCTTGCATAATGCTGCTTACATCAGGTCTTCTTTGATTTGCGCGGTTTACTAACTCTTGACTTTGTTGGTTTTGTTTTTCGGCTGAAGCGACCGCTTGTTTTTGAGCCGTCTGTTGTCTTCCCAAAGCATCCGCTTGCTTACGCTTAGCATCTTCGCCAGCTGAAATTGAGTAAGCGAGACTAGCCCCGGCAACGGCAACTCCTATTCCTGCAACAACTCCACTCATTTCATTCTCCTGTAATAATTTTTGTGTTTAAGTCTTCGTGACGACGCGACGCAAGTAAATGGGATTCGGAAGTAAATTCATCTTCCGCTTCCTCAATAGTGCTTGCATTTGTTGCGAATAACATCGTGATACTTGTGTCGCTATGTGATACAACCAACTGTTTGCGACCAGCGCTCGCAACTAAAACTTGATAACCGTTAACCTCATACGCCTGATCGTTGGCGTAAATGGTGGCGTTGCCGTTCACAACAAGAATTGTTGGAACTAAAATTAACGCACCGGCGACAGCCACTCCAGCGGGAATAACAACGAACCGTGAATACATACCACCGTGCAAAGTGTGATGAATTGGCAAATCAACCTGTGGCAGTTTCAACATTGCATTCTGCACAACTCGAACTGTTTCAATTGCGGTTTCAGTCATTACCGCAATCTTTGAAAGATTTGTTGCGAGTGCCGTCATTGAATTGCCTTAAAAAACACTTCGTTCGTGTGCGAATATCCGATGTTTGGCATCAAGGCGTTTAAGCGGCCGCCTGTTGGTGCGCTAACAAGAATCCCAATCGCACCTCCATCCCTTGCAATGAATTCCATCTCTCGAATCAACATCATGCCAGCGCCACTACCACGATGATCTTTGGAAACGAATATGCTTTCAGTCACGGCTAAAATCTGACTGTAATGCGGCATCTTTGTCAGAATTAACGATGAAAATCCGACAAGAACACCATTTACAAACGCCGCAGCGAAATGAATTACCCCTAAATTTTCAAGCAAATAATAGGTAGGTCCGTCGTATTTACAGCGCGGCAGACCAGAAATTTGGCACTCGTCCGAATACTCGGACACCAAAGAATCAAACTCCGGACTAGTCGATAGCCCTTCAAATGTGATGCGCTTGATTTCGGCCTTGCAAGTTTTCAATGATGAAAAATTATGGCTGATATTCACAATATGGGTACCGTCAACCAACTTTGTCGTATGGATCGTAATCGAGTTGAGAGATCGGCTTGAGCCTGACTCGCACTTCAAGGGGCAATCGCTTGCCAACTGGGTATGCAAACGTGAGGGCGAGTGCGTCGGCGATGTCAGGCGATGCGCCACCCTGCAACCGTTTCTTGATGTCGTCTTTAGACTCTAACGCTTTACGGCCTTGAGCGTCGAACCAATAGGTTGGCGTCGATAGTTCCTGTCGCAACATCGGATCGCTTGGTATCCAACCGCCAGCTTCGATCCACTCCTTCATGTTCCACCACATCTCCGTCCGGCGATTCACGAACTGCTGTTCAAGTATGGCTCGACCGCCAAACGGCACTTCGACAGGGTCGTAATCGAGTTGTCGAAGGCGATCTAGCACACCAGCGCCACCACCGGAATCAATGAACACGGCGTCGGGATCCCAATCTTGGCATATTTGGGCGACGCGCGCGGCGAGTTGCATATTGTCTAGCCCTCGGAACATTACGATGTCGCTTGCCTTGAGACCTTGTCGCCTGATGATTACGCTTCGATCATCCCCAAATCTTGCGGGATCAACTCCCAATATCTTTGGCGCATCCATAAAGTCTTTGTCCGGGTATTCACGGTTGGCAGCTGCATTGGAATCTGACAGGCTAATCAATTGGTCTTCTGCGCTGGCGTTGAAGTCGCACAGATACTCACGGCTGAACGATGTCTCGGTCATGTCGCGTCGCAGTCGCTGGACTTCTGATGCAGCCACAGCGTCCGTGTCGTAGACCGTGTAGATCGCCGCATGCCAGTCCGGCAAATTCTGCGCCTTGTAGAAGATCTCGCTGAACAAGTTCACGCCATTGGGTGTGCCTGTGAATATTGCCCAACCATTGCGATCTGACAGCGTCGGCTGAATAATATCTTCCCAGACAGTAGGCCGAATCTGTGCGACTTCGTCAATCACGATGCCGTCTAATCTGACGCCTCGCATAGCGTCCGGATTATCAGCTCCAAAGATCCTGATCACAGATCCGTTGTGAGCAAATGTCACACTCAATTCTGACTCGTTGATTGAGACTGCTCCAGTCCCGATCATCGGTTGCAACTTGTGTTTGATTCGACTCCAAGCGATTGCCTTCGCCTGTTTTAAGAATGGCGCAATGTAAAAGAACAATCCCATACCCTTGTCAAAGCGCATTGCCTTGTCAAGCAATTCCATAATCGCCAACTCAGTCTTGCCAGCTCGACGATGCAGGACAAATACATTGAAGCGCTTCAATGCGTAATGACAGTTGCGTTGCCATTGGCGGGGCGAGTAATCGACAGCTAGGTGAGTGTTGGTCATGTGATCTGTTTAAGGCGACCGGTGATTGCATCTGGTTGCGGAACACCAGTCACCACGGTGAGACTGACACCGCCTCCGTGATCAACGGCCGTTCGATCACCATACTTTTTGGGCGACCACTTGGACAGAAGTTTCAAGCGTGTTTCTATTTGCGTCCTGCGCCAAGCGGCTTGCACTTGATCAGTCGGTTCAATGTCTGCTAACTCAATGCATTGATCTGCGATAACATCACTACCACTATCGCGCGCGCGCGCGATGCGTGATGCAAACTCTTCATCCTTCCCCATCCAATCGTAAACGGCAAAGAAGGAAGGCGACTGATCTTGCCGGCAATATGAACGAAGAGTCTTGCCAGCTGCTAACCAATCGACAATGGCATCGGCATGCATTGACTGCATTGTTTTAGGCTTCAACTCTTTTCCAGAACGCTGTGCTTTGCGCCCGGATGTAATACTTGCAGATTTTTTGGATTGTTGACCTACGGATTTTAAAGATGGTGCTGAGTCTGCGATATCCAATTTTTTCGTTTTCATGTAACTCTCTTATTTCGTTAATTACTTCTTCTGGAATAGTTGCGCGTGGATGTGTTATCCCTATTCTGCGACCATTTTCATTGAGCTGGACGTAGCTGCGCTTCATTAAGTTGTCCACAGTTTATCCACAAACAGATATTTTTCAAATTAAAAAATCCCACAAGGATCTTCAAGATCAAACTTGTGGGACTTCCGGGGGTATTTTGCCAGAACGACCAACAAACAGCTTTGCGGAAAGTGTGCGCTGCTTGCGGCTCATTGATCTACAGGCGTTCGAACACCCGCTGGCGTATTAATTTTATTCTATTTCACATCAATTGTCAAATTGTATCAAGCGTATGTTCCATCCAAATATCTTTCTCTGCCATCGACCGTCGTGTAGATGGGAATTTTCCTTGGTGTGCGACCGTCCGGCATCCACCAAAGATGTCTTTGGTTATCGGCGCAGTCAGATGGTATGTGACTCTCATCACGTCGAAACGCCGTAGATCCATTCTGACGGCTTCCTCCTCCATCTTGGACTCTTGACAACCAACTCGTTATGAAACGCCTCCAAAGTCTTCGTACCGCCTTTGTGGGGTTGCTAATCAACCATTGGTTCGCCTTTTCGAGTTCACGCGTCAAATTGGTTGCTGGATATGCAATCGACCATGCAGTTCGATCACCATCGCAGATGCCAATCCAACCACCATCGGATGTCCAAGAGATGGAATCGACTTTGCGTGTCACTTTCTTCCTCTGCGCCGAAGTGTTTTTTTCGGGCGCAGAGGTATTAGTATTATCACTAGTATTTATTACTGCTTCTGCTTCTGCTTCTGCTTCTGCTTGTGTTAACTCTGTCAACTTTGCTAACTGACTGTTAACATCGTTAACACGGCTACTTCGCAATCTAGCCATTGCGATTCGAGACTGTTCCCGCCTTGCGTCCTTGTCCATCTTTGCCCTGTAGGCAGAATGGTTAAGCAGTATCCAGCCGCCTTCGGTTTGGGCAATTCGACGGCCTTCAAACTCGGCTGTCCTACTCCATTTGTCCGGCGCTGAAAAGCAAGCAAGCGCAACGACGCATTCTTCGATTGTCACTCGCGCTCTATGCGAAAGCCCAGAAACGGATGCACCCACATATCCGTGCTGGTCAGCCATAGCGAGCATAGTGATCCAAACTATCCTCGTTGTATTCGGCTCACCCCAAATGGTTGAGTCAGTAATCGATGCAAACAGCTTTGTGTATCCGTCGCTCATAGCAATCCCTTTCGTAGTAGAATCATTAAAGCCTCTCTGCGTGTGCGTCCACGCCATTGGTTAGGAGGCAGATCAGGCACACACCTGAATCTGCCTCCGCATTTATTTCATTCCCAATAGACTTCCGACTGCATTCAAAAGGGAATATCCTCGCTGTTAATTGGCGCAACTGGAGCTGGACGCGCGGCTCTTGCAATTGCAGGAGTTGGGGTGTGCTTTGTTGGTGCAACCACAAATCCCGGCTTCTCCTGCTCAAGCTGACGCGTCGGCACTTCGTCGCCATAATCCTTCGGCGGGAACATCGACAATAGAATGCTGTCACCACCCTTGCCGGCTAGGTCTGGAACTCCAGCTGGGTTAAACCATTTCGCCATCATAATGAACTTGCCACCGTCATCGGTTTGCATAATCGCACCGACGTTCTGCCAACGGCCTTTTTCCTTGCCGTCGGAACCAACATACTTGCCAATTTTAACCGCCAAATCATAAATCTTAGTCGCCATCTGATACTCCAATCTTGTAAATTTTTACCTTTGCAAATCCTCCTATCGCAGATTGCGATATTGAAGAGGTCACCCTACAGAAACGTTTGTCGTTGATCGAGAGCGCGTCGCACATCCCATCAATTCCTGATTTCATTCTGGACATCAAATTGTCGGCGTCATAGGAACGCATAGTCGGACGAAAGAACTCAAGATCTAGCACATATCCCGCATCATCGTCATCGAGCGTGACGCCAACACCAAGCTGATCAAGCGTAATGATGTCGCACAGATTTCGGAATTTCTTGCGCTCTTTGGCAAGTGCCGCCCAATGCGTCCGTGCATTAGGAGACAGCGCCGATGGTGGCCATGGTAGTTGAATTTCGATCATCTGCTACGTCCAATCAAGTCGAGCGCTGTCAATTTGATCTTGAGCTGGCGAGCGATATCAAGGCACTTCCGCTGTATTGCGCTTGGAATTCTGCCAGTCTTTTGCCACCGGCTGACGGCCGCTGGATCTCGTCCAATTGCGCGCGCAAGCGGTCTTACGCCACCAAATTTCGAGATTAGTGTTTCAGCGGGTGATTCTTTTTTAGGTTCCATATCGTTGATATTTTAGCAACAGATTTAGGCTTTGCAAGCGGTAACCCAAATAACATTTAAAAATCTTCTAAAGTCCACTTGCGCTCCTGCCGATGTTGATGTACCGTCAACACAGTTCTGAAACCAACAACGAAAGGAAAACGCTATGAGTAAAAAGTATCGAAGGCTAAAGCCTAAATCTCCAGAATATATGGAGGCTGTGATTGTTCTCAGGGATTCGCTCAGCAATAGGGTTACTGAAAAACTTATTTCGGGCGCAACAAGGAACGAAATGATTGACGACTTTGAACAATTCTTCCAAGACCTCGACGAGCTAATCGAAGAAGCAACGGAGGAAATCTAATGATTTCACTCATACTCGTTTGCATTCTCGCATCTCTTATTGTGTTTGTCACCGCCAACTCCCCAAACATCGATTCCCAGTCGGGCGTCGATCTCACTTATCAGAAAGCAGGAAAGAATAAATGAAGAACGAAATTATTCCAATTACAGATCGTGCATCTTGGTTAGCCCACCGGACAAAGGACATCACTAGCACCGAAGTGTCCGCACTCTACGGACTGTCCCCATACATGACAGAATTTGAATTGTTCCACCGGAAATCTGACGCGCAAATCGTCGAGATTCAGGACAACGAGCGAATGTTGTGGGGTCGGCGACTCGAAGCCTCGATTGCGGCAGGGGCTGCTGAAGACTATGGGTGGGAGATCGCCCCATTTAACGTCTATTGTCGTTTGCCAGCGGCTCGGATTGGATCATCGTTCGACTTTAAGATCGTCGGGGAACGTCCGGCAATCCTTGAATGCAAGAACGTTGACAGTCGAGTGTGGGACAAGTCTTGGATTGAGTCGGTCGATGGCGCAATCGAAGCACCCGAACATATCGAGCTTCAGGTGCAACATCAAATGGAGGTCGCCGACATGGACGTGTGCTACATCGCAGTCCTTGTAGGAGGAAACCATCAAATCGTCATTCGGCGTGAGCGTGATCGGGACATTGGACTCGACATTCGAGCGAAGGTTGCGGACTTTTGGGGCCGAGTCGATGCGAAGCAAGCGCCATCACCGGATTTCGTGCAGGACGCAGAATTCATCCTGTCAAGATTGCGGGAATCCAACGCTGGCGAAGTTATGCAAAGCGATGCAAATCTCGATGCCTTGCTAGAAAACTATCGACATGTCAGCGCTGAGCTGAAGTCTTTAGATGATCTTAAGGATGCAGTCAAAGCGCAGATCCTGACCAAGGTCGGGACAGCATCAAAGGTCATTTCTGCGCTTGGATCACTTTCATGCGGAACAACAAGCGATTCGGTTGGGACTCTTGTGAGTCCTGACATGCTCGGTACATACATCGGCGCCCGGAAGGGATATCGCCAATTCAGATTCACACCAAAGAAAGGTTAATAACATGACAACACTCTCAACAACGACAATCACTCCGATGGAAGCGATGAGGACAACACTCACTCGCATGCAAACGGAATTCGCAATGGCTTTGCCGCCCCAAATTTCAGCGGAGAAATTCGTTCGGATTACGGTTACGGCAATCCAAATGAATCCGACATTGATCTCGGCCGATAGGCGCAGTCTTCTCGGCGCTTGCATGAAGGCGGCGCAAGATGGCTTACTTCTCGACGGTCGAGAGGCCGCATTGGTTATCTTCAATTCCAAAGATGGTGCAAAGGTGCAGTACATGCCCATGATTGGAGGCTTGCTAAAGAAGCTTCGCAATTCCGGCGAGTTGGCTTCGATCTCGGCGAACATCGTTCGAGAGAAGGACAAGTTCGATTACTGCCTTGGGGACGACGAGAAAATCAAGCACAAGCCAGCTCTTGTCGGCGACCGTGGAGAAGTGATTGCCGTCTATGCGATTGCCAAGACCAAGGATGGATCGATCTACAGGGAAGTCATGTCGGTCGATGAGGTCGAGCGAGTCCGTGCTTCGAGTCGCGCGCGCGGGGCAGGGCCTTGGACTGACTGGTGGGACGAGATGGCAAAGAAGACGGTCATTCGTCGCATCTGCAAGCGTTTGCCCTCAAGTGCTGATGTCGATCAAGTGTTCGACTCGGACAACGAAGCATCTGGATTCGACCGTAGCGCACCTACGATTGAACCTACGCCATCCGTTGAACCAACCGATGCAGTTGCTCCTCCAGCGAAAGTCAGCCGGCTGAAGGCATCTATGGCAAGGGCGGCGAAGCCAGTCATTGATGTTGTGCCAACCGATCCGCAGCCACAGCCACCACAGGAGGAAGCAAATAATGAAACTGCTGACATCTGAAGAAGTTGCGGCATTCTTCTCACTCTCCACCGACACAATTCGTCGGTGGAGAGTGCAGGGGATTGGTCCAATCTATTGCAAGCTCGGAAACCGAAGGTGTGATTCTGTCAGATACACGCTCGAAGATGTCGAATCGTTCGCCACTCGATACAAACAAAAACCAAGGAAAACCAAATGAAGAAAACCACAAAGGCTAAAAAACCCCAATTAAATACAATGCAATTTGATGAAGTAATAATCCTTAGTCAAAAATTTCTTGCGGAAGCAACGGAATACCATTTTTCGATTTTGATAGCACTAAGGGACAAAATAAAAGAATTAGACTTTAAAAGCCTTGACCGTGTAGCGGATATTAAAATATTGAGATGCCGCCTTGCGTTACTTGAAAAGGCTGAATTAGACCGTCAAGCCCATGAGGTGACGAAATGACCGAAAAGATTAGCGCTTGCGTCGCCAGCAATATGAAGCTTTCGATGGGTTTGTGGCCCAACGCAATGTGGACGCCGGAATTGCAGTCGCTTTGGCGAGAGCAGTTCTCACGCATCA